GCAAGATCAATCAACTTCATTGGTCTTACATTTGTTGCCACCAGAACTGGTGTTTCATTTGAAGAAGTTATCGGTAACGTTTAATTTAGAGGTTTAAAGAAAAATGCCTAGTCGCCAACAACGAAATACCTCACCAGTAAGAACGATCAGTAATTTTAAAAGTAAATTAACTGGTGGTGGTGCAAGACCAAATTTATTTGAAGTTGAATTAGCATTCCCCGATGCAGTTGCTGTTAATAATGATGTTCTTCAAAAGTCAAGATTTCTTGTAAAGGCAGCAGCATTGCCTGCCTCTACAATTGCGTCAATTGATATTCCTTTCAGAGGTCGTATTCTGAAAGTAGCTGGTGATAGAACTTTTGAGACCTGGACAATCACAGTTATTAACGACACAGATTTTGCAATTCGTTCTGCATTTGAAAAGTGGATGAATGTCATCAACAAAATGACTGATGCCACTGGACTCACGGATCCAGCACAATACCATAAAGATGCAGTTGTTAAGCAACTTGATCGTGATGGTTCTGTTCTCAGATCTTATAAGTTCTGGGATATTTTTCCAACAAATATCTCCACAATTGACCTGAGCTATGAGACAACTGACACCATTCAGGAGTTTACTGTAGAAATGCAAGTTCATTATTGGGAGGCACTCAGAGGAACTTCATCTCAGGCTGGTGGAGAAGATATCAACTAAATAATTAGATAATAGTCTAAATCAGTTTATAATATGGCAAAACTTTTCGGTTTTTCTATTGAAGATGGAGAAAAAAAGTCCAAAAGCATAGTTTCCCCCGTTCCTCAAAATAATGAGGACGGGGTTGACAATTATATTGCTAGTGGATTTTATGGATCATATGTAGATATTGAAGGTGTTTACAGAACAGAATTTGATTTACTAAAAAGATATAGAGAGATGGCATTGCATCCAGAGTGTGATGGTGCTATCGAAGATGTTGTAAATGAAGCAATTGTCAGTGATCTTTATGATTCGCCCATTGAAATTGAACTCTCAAATTTAAATGCGACTGACAAATTAAAGAAAGCAATTAGACAAGAATTTAAGTATATCAAAGAACTTTTAGATTTTGATAAAAAATCACACGAAATTTTTAGAAATTGGTATGTTGATGGTCGTTTATTTTATCATAAAGTAATTGATCTCAAAAAACCTCAGGAAGGAATTAAAGAACTGAGGTATATTGATCCAATGAAAATGCGGTATATCCGACAAGAAAAGAAAAAAGATAAGAATGTCATTGGACCAAATATTCCTGGCAGTGACGAAAATAAAAATGGAATTGCTCCAGAAATTGAAGAATATTTTGTATACACACCGAAACCAAATTATCCAACAGGATCTATTTCTGGAGGTGGTGGGGTAAAAGGGACTAAAATTTCAAAAGATGCGATTACATATTGTACTTCAGGTTTAGTTGATAGAAATAAGGGAACAGTATTATCATATTTACATAAAGCAATCAAAGCGCTCAATCAACTCAGAATGATTGAGGATTCTTTAGTTATCTATCGTTTGTCAAGAGCACCTGAACGTCGCATTTTTTATATTGATGTTGGCAATCTTCCAAAGATTAAGGCAGAACAATATCTCCGTGATGTTATGATGCGTTATCGCAACAAACAAGTTTACGATGCAAACACTGGAGAAATTCGTGATGATCGTAAATTTATGAGTATGCTAGAAGATTTCTGGCTTCCAAGAAGAGAAGGTGGTCGTGGAACAGAAATTACCACACTTCCTGGTGGACAAAATCTTGGTGAACTTGCCGATATTGAATATTTCCAAAAGAAACTTTATAGAGCACTTGGAGTTCCAGAATCAAGAATTGCTGCTGATGGTGGTTTTAATCTTGGTCGTTCTTCTGAGATTCTGAGAGATGAACTTAAGTTTGCCAAGTTTGTTGGACGTTTGAGAAAGAGATTTGCTCAGATGTTTAATGATATGTTGAAAACTCAGTTGATTCTCAAGAACATTGTGTCACTTGAAGATTGGGAAGAAATTTCAGATCATATTCAATATGATTTCTTATATGACAACCAGTTTGCAGAACTGAAAGAAACTGAAATGCTCAATGAGCGTCTTGGTGTTCTTGCCACTATTGAACCTTACATTGGAAAGTATTATTCTACTCAGTGGGTCCGCAGTAAAGTTCTTCGTCAGACTGATTCTGAACAGATTGAAATGGATGAGCAAATCGAACAGGAAATTAAGGATGGAATTATTCCAGATCCAAGTGCAGTAGATCCAATTACCGGAGAACCATTACCCGCAGAAGGAGATCAGGGAATGTTAGGAGATGTTCCGATGGAACCGGAAGTGAACGGTGGAATTGCTGATGCTGATGGTAAAGCTGCCGAGATATAAATAGAAAATATAGTCATATTAACTTTTTATGGAAGAAATTGTAAATTTGATAGGATCAGATTCATCTGCATCTCAAATCAGTGACAAAATTAAAGATGTTTTGTATGCAAAAGCAGCAGAACGTATTGATAATGTTCGTCCAAAAGTTGGTGCTTCAATGTTTGACGACCAACAACATAATTCCGAAGGGGAAGAATAATGTCAAGAACTTTATTAATTGGTGACGAGATAGCACTCGGAACTGATTTAGCAGGTGGACTTACAGTATCAAATGCAACTGTAGTCAGGGTCCATAATGGTGCCGGTACTACTACAACCGTAAGTATTGCAAAGAGTACTACAACTGGATATGCAAATACCTCAACTGTTTCAGTTCCAAATGATTCTGTTGAATTTTTTGAAAAATCTGGAGCGGATCTCATTTGGGCATCTGCAACCACAGTAAGAGCAGCAAAAGTAGGATTCACTGGTTAATCAAATGAAACTTATCACAGAAGAAATCTCAAACGTAAAGATCATTACCGAAGGTAAAGGTGCCAGTAAGAAATTATATATTGAGGGAGTTTTCCTTCAGGGAGATATTAAAAACCGTAATGGTAGAATGTACCCCATGGAAACTCTTTCTCGTGAAGTAGGGAGATACAACGAAACCTTTGTCCAAAAAGGTCGTGCTCTCGGTGAACTTGGTCATCCTGATGGACCTACCGTAAACCTTGACCGTGTTTCTCATAAAATTACTTCACTCGTTAGAGAAGGAAGTAACTTTAGAGGTAAGGCACAAATTCTCAATACCCCTATGGGTAAGATTGCATCTTCACTTCTTGATGAAGGTGTAATGCTTGGAGTTTCTTCTCGTGGTGTTGGTTCACTTAAAATGACCAATGAAGGTCATAAAGTTGTCGGTGAAGATTTCATGTTAGCAACTGCTGCTGACATCGTTGCCGATCCTTCTGCTCCCGATGCTTTTGTTCAGGGAATCATGGAAGGAAAGGAGTGGGTTTGGGAAGGAGGAATTCTTCGTGAGCAACTCGCAGAGAGAACTCAAAGAAGGATTAACACCCTTGTTGATCAAAGAAAACTTGAAGAGCATAAATTAAACTTATTCAATGAATTTCTTTCAAATCTTTAAATTATAAATAAATATAGATTAATACAAACATATCTAATCAAATGTCCGTTGGTAGCAATTTACAAGAAATGGAAAACGTAGTAACCAAAGGCGCTGCTGCAGCTGAACCAATGCAAAAACTGTCCCATTCAACCCCTGGACAGCCTTCTGTAGAGGATCTCGGTGGCCCAACTCCAGAAAACTATAGAACCGATGATGATTCGGCAAAACTCTCAGAACCTAAAATCGCAAGTGTCAAAGACATTGTGAATAAAGGTGCAAAACCTGCTGAACCCATGCCTAAAGGTATGAAGGAAGAAGAGGTAGAAATTGAAGGAGAGGAGATTTCTGAAGAGGAAACGACCGAAGAGGAAATCGTTGCAGAAGAAGAAACTACTGAAGAAGAAGTAGTTGCCGAAGAGGAAACTTATGATGTCGAAGAAGACATCAACGCACTTCTTCAAGGTGAGGAACTCTCTGAAGAATTCGAAGAGAGAGCACGTACCATTTTCGAAACTGCTATCAAAACAAAAGTTGCAGAAATTCAAGAAGAACTGACTGCACAGTATGAGCAAACTCTTGAGGAGCAAGTTGCTTCTATCAAAGAAGAACTGACCGATAGAGTTGATGCTTATCTTGAGTATGTTGCAGAAGAGTGGATGACCGAAAATCAACTCTCTGTTGAGCAAGGACTCAAGACTGAAAT